TGAACGTGGCGTCGGCGGCGTCGAGACAGCCTGGGTCGGAGCCGGCACCGTTGGCCGTCTTCGAACCGAGGGTGACGTCGGTCGCGATCGCGGCCGGCAGTGAGGTCGCGAACTGGTGCGCCTGCGCGAACGTGTACGCAGAGACACGCATCAGTCGCACCTTCACGGTGATGCCCCCACCGGTGATGTCACCGAGCGTTGCCTTCCAGAACTCCTGCAGCGCGAGGTTGTAGTGAGCGGAAGCCATCTAGACGCTCACCTCCTGCTGACCCTCGAGGTGCTGGTCGATCTCCTCTTGCGTGTGATCGTGCGAGAGCTCGCCTTCGGCCCAGCCGAGGACGATGAACTTGTCGGCCGACTCTTCGTCGAGCTCGTACTCCTCGCCGGCGACGAGCTCCCCCACGGAATTGATCATGCGGACGGTTCTCATTTGTTCTCCTCTCTCATCCGCGCACGCTCGTCGTCGAGCGTGGAGCGGGGACCGATCAAGCTGCTGCCGCCGAACTCGCGCTCGAAGAACTCACGCTGGCGGGCACGCACGGGCGCACCGCAGACGTCGCAGGTCTCGGGCCAGGGCACCTCGAAGACCGCCATGCATTTGCCGCAGGCGTAGCCGAGCCGGATCCGTTCGGTCGACTCGGCGTCGTAGATGACCCTCAGGCCGCGCTGGATGCGCCCGTCCGCGGTCACGTAGGCCTCGTTCGACTCTTCGAAACCGAGCACGGTCAGCGGCCTGCGCCAGCGTTCAAACATCAGCCGACGACCTCCTCCTCGAGCTCGACACCGACGTCGATCGCGCCGGTCTCGATCGCCTGCTCGAGCTCCGCGACGATCTTCGGCCGGTTCTGGTGCTCGCTCTCGTAGGCGAGCACAGTCTCGAGGTCGTGTCCGTCCTCGACGAGCCGGCGCAGCAGCTGCCCCGGTGTGCCGCGAAAGTCGTCGTAGCGCGGCCAGGGGGCCGGCACGTTCGAACGAACAACGATGATGTTGGGGTACTGCTCGGCGTTCTCGACCAACTTCGCTTCGATCTCTTCGCGCAGGTCGTCGTCGAAGCCCGCATCACGCTGATGCTCGAGCGAGTCGTAGAGGCCGATCCGATAGTCGGGCGGGTAGATCGTCGCCTCGTCGGCCTCCTGCATCGAGCCGTTGAACGTCCAGTGGTGGACGGCCATCTCGCGTTCGAGCGGGGTCAGCCGGTTCGGCTGGAAGGAGGCGGTGATCTCGGGCTGGATCACCCTGACCGCGCCGTTGGCGTAGGCCTCCTGTTCGTGCCGGCGAATGGTCACGCTGAAGCGGCCGTAACGGGAAATGAAGCGCATGCGTCTCTCCTCGAGAAGGGAGGCGGGGAGGCCGAATCCGTAAATCCAGCCCCCCGCCACGTTGGCTCAGATCACGGCGGGGCCGTGGCACCGAAGACGAGCGCGTGAGCACGCTCATGCGCGAACTCCCACGTCTCCTCGGTGAAGTACTCGGCCGCGTAGACGTCCTTGCCCTTCGGGGCCTGGTCGGTCAGCAGCTTCGTACCGCGGTCGCGGAGCGGCCGACGCTCGATGTAGTCGAGATCGAGCAGGAAGCCATAGGAGCCGAAGCCCTTGTTGGCGACCGGGAACTCCGCGAAGTCCTTCTTCACCACGACCGGGATCCGATAGCCGTACGCGCCCGAGATGAACGCATCGACGTTGACGCCGTGCACGTTGCGCGGCGTCGGGTCCCACTGCGAGCCCATGCCGGAACGGTTCCAGGCCGACATGCACTGCACGATCACGGGTGCGGCGAAGAAGACCTTGTTCTGCGAGCCGTACTGGAAGACGTCGGCGCACAGCTGGTCGAAGAAGTTGGCGGTCATCGGTCCTGCGGCGTCACGGCGGAAGGTCGAGATGTACTCGAGCGCCCCGCCGGCCGTCCCCTGCGGCTCGCCGTTCGAAGCCGACGAGGCCACGAACGAGCGGGCACCGAAGAAACCGATCGCTTCCCTCTTCTTCTTGTCCTCGCGGGCCTTGCGGACCGCTTCCTTTGCCGGCTCCCTACCCCCGTAGAGCTCGATCGCGGTCTGCGTCCCTGTGAATGTCCAGGGGGTGCGGACCGTCTGGGTGTAGTTAAATCCGAGCACCCGCTGCAAGTAGCGGGAGACCGGGAAGTCGGAACCCTGCGGCTGTGCGTCGGCAACGACGAGGTAGACGTCACCGGAGTTGTTGGCCGCTGCGCCGCCCGGAGGCAGAGCACCGGTCTGCACAATCGTCAACGTGTCCGTCGCGATCGCGGAGATGCGCGAACCTTCGCCCGTACGCATGTTGCGCAGGACGTCGTTGACCTGCACGATCTTGCCCTGACCTGCGACGAGCACCAGCGTGGGCGTGCCCGCCGTGCCGCCGGCCGAGAGCGCGACCGTGCGCGGGAAGTCCTCCTCTTCGAGCCAGTTGACCTTCTCGCGGACGGCCTGCCTGACCGTCGCCTTCTCGGTCATCTTGAGGAGCGGTGTCTCGTCGGGCTTGAGGACCCGCATCTTCGGGTCCATGTCGACGACACGTTCGTCAGCCACGATCTCCTCGGTGGAGACGTAGCCCGTAACAACGGTGCCAGCCATTGCACTCCCTTGAGGTGCGAAGGAATAGAGATCTCCTTCGGCTCACCGGGGTGTCTCGACCTAGCGAGACCCGTGGCCTAACGGGGTCTTACGAGTTCGCCTCCCACTCGGCGTCGAGTTGATCCAACGTGAGGCCCGGTCCCAATGACTTGGTGCGGGGTGCCTCACCTGGGGAAGGAGACGCTCCTGCAGACGATACAACTGCCTTCCGACGCTGTGAAGCCGCAGCTTCGCCGCGTCCGTTACGGAGCTCGCTCTTGGTCTGCGCGACGGTCGCTGCCGAAGCGCGAGCGATCTCATAGATGTTGATCAGCCCGCGAGCCGCCGTCTCGGGGTCGGGCGAGTACGCATCGACGACCGAGTGATGGTTGCGTCCGAGCCGGTTCATCGTCTCGACCATCTGCGACTCGTAGACCGGCATGTCGGGGAAGTGCTCGACAAGAACGTCGTGCAACGCCGCCGGGTTGACGGGCTCGGCTGCCGGCTGCGCCTGCTGCCAGGTCTGCATCTCGGCGCTGTCGATCGCCTGCACGGCGCGCAGCGCGTCGTAGGGCGACTCGCGCCCCCACTCGGCGCAGATGACGCGAGCGAGACCGAACTCGCCGGCGCGTACCGCCTGCCGCACGTAGGTCGCGGGGCTCCCCGACTCGAGCGCCTCGAGCGCCCAGTTCTGCTGCTCGGGGGTGAGCATCGTCGGTTCGCTCTGGAAGGCGGTGACCTCGGACAGCTGCGACTCAAGCTCCTGCACCTTGCGGGTGAGGACGGCCTTCTCCTGGCCCTGCCGGCCGAGCACCTTCTCTAGTTGATATGCGCCCTCGAGTGCCTTCTGGACGTCGCCCTGGTAACGGGAGAGCCAGGCGCGAAAGAGCGGATCGTCAGGGAGGGTGACAGTGGCCGTCTCGGCCTCGGCCGTGACCTCGGGCTCCTCCTCCTGCTCCTCGCCGTCCTCGGCGTCCTCCTCGGGCTCGGGTTCAGCAGCCTCCTCTTCAGTCTCCTCTTCAGTCTCTGGAGTCTCTTCCTCCTCGACGCCTTCGTCCTCTTCACCCGGCTCCTCCTCTACAACCTCGGATGTCGTGCCTTCAATCTCATCCCAGGCGCTGAGGATCTGCTCGGTAACTTCCTCGTTGTTCACCTAGCTGCTCCTTCCACTTGTCCGTACTCCTGCAGGTAGTTCTCGAGTCGCGCCTCGGCGTTCTCGGGGACAGCGAGGAACCAGCGCATGCCGTGGATGTAGCCGCGCATGTAGTCGACCTCGCGCTGGTTGATCGGGAGAGGCGAGCCGAACGCAGTCGCGAGCAGGCGCGCACGCAGCTTCTCCTCCTTCTCGTTGACGGCGTCCTCGAGCGTCGGCCAGGAGGGGTGCTGGGAGAGGGCGGCGAGCGCGCCGCCGACCAGCATCAGGCGCTGCCGCTGCTCCTCGGTCGGGGGCTTGCGGCGCGGCCTCATCCGACACCACCGCCGCCGCCGTTACTGATCCCGCCGGTGGCCTGCCGCATCATCGAGGCCATCGCGTTCTCTGGGCTCATCGACGGGTCGCTCGCGCTCGAGGGCGAGCTCGGGCCGGCCGCGAGACCTGCGTTCGTGATCCCAGCGGACGGGCCGGTCGGGAGCATCGGCTGCTGTCCTGGCCCTCCGGGCGGTGCACCGGGCGGCGGTGCACCGGCGGTCAAGGCCGGCACCGGCTTGGGCAGGAAGTAGCGTTCCTTGTCCGCGACGTCGTAGGAGTCGAGAGCCTTCTCCCAGAAGGCGCGCAGGTTAATCGGGGAACCCGAGACCGCGGAGATCTGCGCTCCCTGCAGCGCGATCTGGAGCAGGCTGTTCGACTCGGCGCGGCGCTCCTGGCGCATCAGCGAGTCCGATGTCACGTCGATCGAGATGTCGTAGTCGCCCTGCACCGAGAGCGGCGTGATCTGGTGGTAGGCGTGCGCGCCGCTGCCGCCGAGGATCGGAATCACTCGGTCGTCGTCGAGGAACTGCTGGTAGAGCATCAGGAAGTCTTTGCCCAGCTGCGCGTACGCCCAGAGGTAGTGCTGCTTGCGCGCCTGGATGATCCGCTGCGCGATCGTCGTGATGATCGAGACGCCGGTCGCTGTCGTCTGGTCGATCGACTGCGAGTTGACGCCGCCGGCCATCGGCAGCCCGCCCATAATGTTCTGCAGGTCGCCCTTCAGGAGCCCTTCGGCCTCGAGGGTGATGTTCGCGACGGTCGGGTCGATCTTCAGCGTGTCGACTTGCGAGAGATCCTCGAGGAACCACTGCGCGTTCGGGGCCCACTCGAAAGCTTCCGGGTCGTCGACGTCTGAGCGGATCAGCGTGATCAGGTTCGCCATCAGGCGGACGACGTCGAGCCGCTGGTTCTGGAGCATCCAGAGCATCTCCTGCAGCTGCGCGAGCGCCTCGACGACCGAGATGCCGGGGATCTGGAAGCCGTCGGGCATGGCGCTGCAGACGACGAAGGGCATGCGGCCGTTCCAGAACGGGTTCGGATCGTCGCGTAGCAGGACGCCGCGGTTGCCGACGGTGATCACGCGCTCGGGCGTCCAGTACTCGAGCACCTCGACCATGTCCTGGGTGCGGTCGATGTTGCGTAGCCGGCGCTCGCGCTTCGAGAGGTTCGCGAAGAGGGCGCGGCTGTTCGACTCTTTCAGCTTCGAGACGTTCGAGTAGACGCCGGCCTTCTCGAGTCTTTTGAGCGACGTGTAGGAGCTCCACGTCCTGTCGATCAGGTACTCGCAGCTTTTCACAGTCGATGCCTGCGCCGGCCAGAAGAAGTCGCGCACGTCGCGCACCTCGCTGCAGGCGTCGTCCTCGACGAGCGCGTTCTTGCGGACCTCGTCGCGGTGCGTTGCGATCGAGTCGACGGTGTTGCCGTAGGCGTCCTGGATCGCGATCGTGTCCGGCACCTTCATCGTCACGTCACGCCGCGTCGAACGCCAGTAGTCCTTGATCACGGTGATGCCGGCGATCAGGTCCTGCTGCATGAAGTCGCGCTGCTTCATCGCGAAGCCGTCACGGTCGAGCGCGTAACGGAGCGTGTCGGAGAGCGCGTCGACGCGATCGAGCCTCTCGACTACTTCCTGCAGCGACTCGTCCGGCTTCGGACGCGGGCGCACGTCGAAAGCGGGGGAGGGCTCGAGCATCGTCGCGAGCATCCCCTCGCAGGTCTGCAGCACGTAGGGCGTCGTGATGTTCGAGTGCCAGTCTTCGTCGTCGTCGCCCGTGCTGTCCGAGCCTTCGGGCGCGAGCCCACGGTAGGACTCGTACCGCTTCTCGACCTTCTCGACGAAAGCGTCGTGGTAGCGGCGCTCACAGGTTTCGACCGCGTGCGTGACCAGCGCGACGGCGTTGTCGACTTCCTGCTGGTCGTAGAGGTCGGTCTCGGCCATCTAGCCGGCCATCCCAGGAGGACCGCTCGACTGGAGGGCACGCTGCAAGCTCTTCATGCCGCCGGACTGGGTGTCCTGCTGGTTCGAAGCCTTCAGCTTGAGGACGTTCTGCAAGCAGGTCGCGGCGATCGCCTTGTCACCCTCGTCGGGGTCAAGCTGGATGAAGGCGTGCAGCGCAGCCTCCGCGCCGTCGAGCGCGTCGAGCGAGGTCGCGTACTGGTCTTGCCCCTGGCTGGTGTCGTCGGGCGCGGGCTGGCCCATCGGCGGGCCGAAGCCGCCGCCGTCAGGCGCGGGAGGCCCACCAGGCGGTGCGCCGCCGCCGCCGAGCATCGATGCGAGATCCTGCATGGTTCCTCCTTAGGCGTGCTTCTGCCAGCGGTAGCGGTACGGCTTGCGACCCCGTCCGGAACGAATGACTTTGCGTTCGTGCGTGCCGTAGATGCGGTACATCTCGAGCGCGAGCCCGAAGGCGATCACGCGGTCGTCGTTACAGCCGTCGAGGGCTCGAGGCGAAGGGAGCGTCTTCGCGGCACAGAACGTCCTGAGCTCCTGAACGAGCGTGCGCGGCAGCTGGGCGAGATGCTTCTCGCGGATCGCGGCCTCGATCTGGTTGATGATCTGCGGCCTCGTCTTCTGGTTCATCGGGAAGCCGTAGTTCTTCATCTGCTGCGCGTCGGGGCGGTCACCGATCGTGTGCCGGTAGAGCTTCGGGTAGTGCGGTCGGCCCTGGCGTCCGTCGCGCAGCGAGATGACGACCGGCTCGCCGTAGCCGCCGCCCATCTCGACGGCGATCCTGGCGCTGTTGTATTTGCGGCCGAGGAAGTGGATCTGTTCGGCGTAGAGGTCAGCCTCGATCTTCTGGTGGTACTCGGCGGCGATCTCCATCGTCACCAGATCGATCACGTAGGCGCAGGAGTAGTCGAGCCCGCGCCCGGTCGCGACGTCAGCGCCGATCGCATAGGAGTGGGCCGGGTTCGGGACCACGTACTCGCGAATCGCGTACTGCTCGCCCTCTGCGATCTTGGCCTTCGCGCCGTTCTCGGAAGGGACGAACTTGTAGCGGCGAAGCTCCTTCGCCGGCGCGTGCTCCGAATACCAGGCAAGCGCCTCGAGATCGAACCAGCAGGAGCCCGTCGAGATGAAAGCGTCCTCGGGCGTGCGCGGAAACTGCTCGGCGCGGTCGAGCGGCGGCAACGTACGCGCATGCGTCTCGTACCAATCCTCGCCGCGGCCGGGATGCAGGTCCCAGGGCAGGAACTGCGTGTTGATCCCGTACTCCTCCGAGTTGATCCAGAGGTGGTGGTAGAAGTTGCCTTCGCCGGTCTGCTCGTTCGAGACGCCGTTCGCGGTCGAGACGACGATCACCTGTCCGCCGTTGTCGGCGGTCGCAAAGGTTGCCTTCCAGGAGTCGCGGGCATATTCGTGCCGTGCGTACTCGTCGAGCAAAACGATCGTCGCCGTTTCGCCGTGCCCTGCGCGCCGAGTTGAAGGAAGCCCTACGAAGGAAGAGATTCGCCCGTCAGGGAAGGTGAGCTCGATCAGCGTCGTCGGGCGCGCCTCCCGCGACGGCTTCGAGATCTTCGCCTCGAAGCGCAGATGCTCGGGCAGCGAGTTGAACATGTCGAAGATGCGGTTGACGACCTTGATCGCTTCGTCCTCGTTGATCGAGACGATCAGGGCGCGAGTGCCGGGGCTGACGAGCAGCCTCCAGAGCGCGTAGCCGGCAGCGAGCCAGGTGATCCCGATCTGCCGCGCCTTCAGGACAAGGTTGAGCGGATGCTCGAGCCACTCGTCGAGCACGCCGCGCTGCCAGAACCAGCCGGCACCGGGGTCGAGGAGCTCGAAGGAGAAACGCTCGCCCGTCTTCGCGTCGATGCACTGGACGTGCTCGAGCAGGCCGGCCGGATGCTTGAGGGCCTCGGCTCGCTCATTCAGGCGCTTTGCGTACTCGCGCCTGAACGCGGCGATTACCTCCGGTTCGGCCTGCTCGAGTGTCGTCAAGCGGTTCCCTCCTTACGCCAGCTGCATCACCTTCCGACGTGCGGCATGCCGCTGTCTGCAGTGCTTGCAGCCCGACGTGTGTTCGTCGTGATCACAGCCGCAGCCCGCACAACGTCGATCGCTCCATCGCGACGTTCGCCAGGAGTGCCCGTGAAGTCGGGCATGCCTGCGTTGTGAAGAGAGCAGCTGCAGGTTCTCGAAGCGATCGTCTGCGTGATCGCCGTTCAAGTGGTGCACGATCTCGCCGCTCGAGAGATGCCTGCCGATCTCAGCCTCGACAACGGCCCGTGCGAAGAGCACGTACGAACCGTCACGACACCAGATCGTGACTCTGTCATCGGTACGCCGATAGAGCCCTAGCGGCATACCCACTCGCCCCCTCGTCCGCGGGCCTCCATCCAGCCCGCCGCGAGTGCTTGGGCGTACGGGCTGTAGATGGAGAAGTGAGCGAAGGGCGTCCCGTCCCAAGTGCTCGGGAGGAATTGGAAGAGCCCTGTCGCCCCGGAGGGGTTGTGCGCGCCGGCGAAGAAGCCGGATTCGCACTGCGCCCGACGCCAGAGCGTCGAGCACGACCCGTAGACACTGCAGGCGAGCTCGATCGCCTCCTTGACGGTCGAGTGGTGCTGCAGCGTGCGAGTGAGTTGCTTCACGCGGCGGTGCGCCTGTAGGTAGCGCGTGTGCTCGCGTTTCACCTGTTTACGTAACGTAGAAAGCTCGAAGTCGTTGTTGACGACGACGATCGTTGCGGGGGAAGGCGGTGGTGCTGGATCGCCCTCCGGAACTGTCGGCGTGTCGCCGCGTGCTGCGACGACGAAGACCAGCGCGATCAGGCCGACCAGGAAGAGGGCAATCAAGGGAACGCCTTCACGCGCACCTCCTTACTCGGGGACAGGGGGCTACTCAGTCTCGAAGGAGATCCAGGCGATCTGGACGCCGCTCAGGTTGTAGATGCCGATGCCTTTGCCGACCGACATGCTCTTGATCTGCTGGGCGGTGAAATAGCTGCCGGCGAGCGTGGCAAGCACCTGCAGGTTGTCCGACGCGCCGACAAGCGCCCCGCGTACGCCGTCCTTGAGCACGTAGGCGCTGTACTGGTAGGAGGCCCGCGTCTCCGCTGTCGCCATCAGGGGCCCGGTCGGTAGACCGCGTAGCCGTTGGCGAGCGCGAGCGCGAGCAGCCCGCCAGAGATCCACTCATCGAAGGTGCTACTGAACAGATCTGCGCCGAGCGCGATCAGCAGGGCGAGGAAAAAGCAGATCACTGCTGCGAGCCAGAGCCAGTAGTGACGAAAGACCATCAAGCCTCCTTTCGGCCCAGAAACACCGAGAGCCCCGAAGGGCTCCCAGTGGGTCAGACCAACCGAGGCTCAACCCGAAGGGAGCGCCTTGGAGGACTGCTGGGGAGTCTAGCTGGGTTGCCTAAGGACTGCAGAATCGCTGCATATGAGACAAACGACCGACTGAGGCGCTAGGCTCTGCGCGTCAGACTGCCGAATCAAAAAGGAGGACAAGATGCCCGAGTCAGCGGCTGTGGCACAGACAGCGACCGCCGAAGCGCGTCCTTACGTCTGCGACGAGTGCGGTCAGCAGTTCACTCGCCAGCAGGGATTGACGCGCCACATGCGCGAAACGCATGGCGGGAAGAAGGAGAAGCCGAAGGAACAGACGACCGACAGGCTGCACGCGAGACTGGCTGCGTTTGCGCAGCCGCTACTCGACGAGCGAGCCGAGATCCAGCGCGAGCTCGAGCGGGCGCAAGAACGCGTCAATGATCTGCGGCTCGAGGTTCGCTCTTACGACGCAGCATTGAAGCGAATCGATCCGAGCCTGGTTAGGGCGAAGGCTTCAGCCGGACAGGGGAAGACGCACGACCGCCCCTTCGACCCGGATAGCGAAGCCGATGCGAAAAAGATCGCAGCGGTCGAGCAGTACCTGGGCGCACACGACGAGCTCGACGAAGGCTTCACGGTCACGGGCCTCGCGGACCGGATGCAGGCGATCGGCTCGGGGATCAGCGGCCACAAGATGCGGAAGATCATCGAGCTCTTGCATGCACGCGGCGTCGTACGCAAAGACAGAGTCGTCAAAGGCGGCGGATACGCTTACGTCCTGATCGGAAGGAACGGCGATGGCGCGCAGTAGACCGACACACGCAACCCAGTACGACTTCCGCGACACGGACATCATGTTCAAGATCGCGGAGAACAACGGGCACGGCATCTCGACACTCGACATCGCTGACTTGCTCGGCTTCGACAAAGAGGAAGGCGGACGCCCGGTCGGGATCCGACTCGCCTGGATGAAGAAGTTCGGGATGGTCGCTTTCGACGACGACAATCGTCTCTGGAGCCTCTCGCAGTCAGGGCGGCGCGTCACAGCCGCGCATCTGCGTGCGCCGGCGCTGCGCGTCGTCGAGAGCCTGCCGGACGAGACGATGGTCGAGACGATGGGCCTGGTGCTCTCGCGCTTCCAGAAGGGAGACTCGATGCTCGGTCACATGCTGCGCCGCGAGTTCGTGTACGCAACCCAAAAGCGATGACACCGAACGAACACGCGCTCGAGGCCGAGCGGTGCCTACGCGAAGCCGACCTACTGCCCCAGGATGACCACACATGGGAGGACGACCTGAAGCTCGCGACCGCGCACGCGCTCGTCGCGCTCGCATTGCAGCAGACAGGCTGGACGACAAGCGAATGAGGCCTCGCGCATCCCCGGCACTGCCCGCGTCGATCCCGCGTGACCGGCTGCTCGAGACGATGCGCAAGCACGAACCGATGCTGCGCAACTCGCTCGTCCAGATGGACACGCACTGGATCAAGTCGCGCAACGTGATCCGCGTCAGCTTCGACTTCGATATTGCGAAATATCTGGAGCAGGGATGAACGTGCTCGTCTGCGGCTCGCGAGCCTGGAAAAACACCAGCGCGATCCGTGAGCGGCTACAGCAACTCCCTCGCGGCACCGTCATCCTGCACGGCGGCGCACGCGGCGCAGACAGGACAGCCGGCACGATCGCAGCCTCGCTCGGCCTCCACGTCCGCGAGTTCAAGGCCGACTGGAAGAACCTGGGGAAAAGCGCAGGCTTCAGCCGGAACATTCAGATGCTCGAGCAGGCCCCCGACCTCGTCATCGCCTTCTGGGTCGACGGCTCAAGCGGGACCGGGCACACCGTGCGTGAAGCGCGCAAGCGCGGCATCCCCGTCGAGATACACGGGATGAACGACACCGCGAGAGAGGCCCTCTGGTACGAGGAGTCGAAATAAGCGAGATCGGGCCGCACACCCAGGACGCCCTGCACGCCGCGCTCGCGGACGAACGGCTGCGCGGGCTCTACCAGCGCGCCTCGCCCGTACTCGACAAGTGGGACGACGAGGACGAGCTCTACAGCACCGGCTACTACGGGCTCGACGGCGAACGGATCGACCGGCGCACCGCCTTCGTGCTGATGGAGTCGCCGCAGAAGATCCTGCGCCAGGAGTGGCTACACATACGCGACCGGCTGCGCGTCTGGGTCTCGACGGTTTGGGTCGGAGACGAGCTCGAGATCGACCAGCGGCCCTGGATCTTCGAGACGATGGTCTTCGAAGGGGTCGCCTTCTGGTACGACGTGCGCGCCCGCCCCGGCTACGGCGACGATCTCGAGCAGTGGCGCTACGCGACGATCGAGGAAGCACTCGCCGGCCATGAGATGGCAATCGAAGCGACGAGGCTCTACGGATGAGCCGCGCCGGCAAACCCGAACTGCGCCCGCTCCAGCCCCCGCCCGAACTGCAGGCGCTGCTGCCGGGAATGAAGACCTACCGGCTCGGCGGCTGCTGGATCATGGTCGCAGTCGAAGACGGACGCTGGCACCTCTCGATCTCGAGACGAGACCGGCTCCCCAACTGGGAGGAGGTGAAGCGCGCCCGCTACGAGCTCGTCCCAGACGAAGTCACGATGGCGATGCTGCTCCCACCCGAAGACGAGTACGTGAACGTGCAGGAGTACTGCTTCCACCTCTGGCAGATATGAGCGAGAACAGGCCAGCGAGCGTCGAAGAAGCCCAAGAGAGATGGAAGGCGCAGCACAGCGAGGCCTGGACCGAGAAGGAGTTCCAGAACATCTACCGCGCCCTCGAGCTCGCGAAGGACAGCCTCGACAACGCCAACCTCGTCGAGGCGGGGATCTGGATCGAGCGGGCCGCGCTCGGGACGCGCCTGCTCGTCTGCCGCGTCTATCGCTAGCTCGCGAGCGCCCTCGGCCGGAACAAGACCACCGGGCAGAGCGGGCTTTTGAAGAGAAAATGCGTCTCCACCGGCCGGCCGCACGCCTCGCAGAGGAGCTCCGCGCCGCAAACCCAGCACCAGAGCGCATCACCCGGATGGGGCCCGTGCCGATCGTCGACCGGGCAGCGGATCTCGTTCATGGCCCTACAGACGTTACCCGATGATGCAAAGTTTGTATCTTATGAGCAGAGGACGGGCCGAAGACTGCGGGTTATCTCCTGTGAATAGAACCCCGTGGTCACCCACATGACCGTCCTCGACATCTGCCCGGTCTGCGGCTGGGTGCAAGCGAACGTCAACAATCCAGGGCCGCTGCAGAAACCCTGCCACGTCTGCGGAGGCTCCGGGCGCGTCGAGGAATACCCGCCGCAGCCTGGACGCAGAAACGGACGGCCCTGCCTCGCCTGCGACGGAAAGGGCTATATATAGGAGCGCGTCCGTCCGGCTCGCTCCCGCGCCCCGTGGGGTAAGCATGTCGGGTCGACATCGACCGGACGGGCGCGTTACCGTCCTCCTATGCCGATGACAGAAAAATGCCACGCACCAGGCTGGGTCGGGAAGCCCCTCTGCGACGACTGCGCATGGGAAGGAAGCTGCCGCTCTATATATAAGGAGCAGGCGGGGGCCCGTCGTGTCGCGCAGGCTGGCTCCCCGTCCCCCGCACGCCAGACCTCAAGCACTCAGCCACCGGCACCACCCCGCCGGCAGGGATCCGCTCGCAGTCGAACATCGTGATGATCGGCTCGCCCGCCGCACGCGCCAACTGCACGCAGACGCAGTCCGGGGCGTGAAGCTCCAACTCGCCGTTCGGGCCCTCGATCGCCGCGATATCGATCATCGATGGTGAAAACCCTGGGCTTGCAGCAGTGCCGCAAGCTGCGCCAGCGCCTGCGGCTGCTGAGAGACCCTGTGGATCCCCTGCTCGTAGGCGAACTGGTGCGCCGCCGGCCAAGCGATGTGATCCGGGATCCCTCTCGCCCTCAAGCCCTGCGCAATGTAGTTCGCCTGCTCCTCCGTATTCGAAGCGTGGCTCAAGTCACCCATGAACCGAGCCCCACGCTCCGCCTGGTGCACCGGATAGGAGAGCGCGTTCAGCAGCCCGTGCAGCATCAGAGCGACTCGATCTCGCCGGCCATGAAGCCCCTGTAGCGCCAGTGCGCATAGGCCTCGGCCTGGGCAAGACGCGTCTCCAGATTCACCGTCGAGTCGCGAGCATCAGGAGAAGTCTGCGCATGGTGCAGCCTCGCGAGCTCGACGCACTGCTTCACGTAGACCTCCTCCGAGGGCAGCATGGACTCGCGCCCCAGCATGCGCTGCGCCGCAGCATCCCGCTCCACCTTCGTCCTCGTCTCCGAAGGCGAGTAGCCCCAGCGGTCACGCTCGGCCTGTTCTGCGTCGAGGGCGAGCACAGGAACAACCTCCTCGACCGAGCGCCGGCCATACGCCTTCCTACAAGCCTCCGAATGGAAGCGCGCCTGCGCCGAACCGTCGAACTCGACCCCGCAGTTCAAGCACGTCTTGACCATGTCCGAGTTCTCCCTATGTCCGGGTTCTCTGTCCGAGTTCTGTCATCCGGGGCCCCAAGCGTGTCCGAGTTCAACCTGCCGGCGGGCCGGGATCCGGTGAGAAGCAAGCCCGCCGGCAGGAACGTAAAACAGGGGCCCAGCAGGATTTCAAAGGCCGGACTCGCGTCCGGGGGGCTCCCGTACGAGAGGTCCCGCGGGCGAGCGCGAGCGCGCAGGGGAGGGCCGTGCCGCCCCCCTCATCGGGCGCGATCGCGTGCGCGAAGACCGCGCTTGGACGCGAGCGCGTCTACCGCTCGATCCCTCTCCTCATCCGGCTTGTGATCGGATGCCTGTGCTCTAGCCCAGTGTTTTCACTGGGTTTCGATGGCCTGTATCGGCGCTGTATCGGTCTCCGCGTACGTGGCGGCGAGGCGCTGCATCTCCTCCCAGCCCATCGCCGCGACCCCGGCTGCGTCCGCCGGAAGCTCGACTTCGACCGTCATCGACTGCAGCGGGAACGTGCTGTCCAGCATCCTGATCACGGCCTGTTGGCGCTCGACGGAGCCGAGTTCGACGTCGTCAAGAGGGCCGTCTACCAGGGCTTTTGCTAGCTCGTCGGCACGCGCCAGTGCGGCCAAGCGTGCGTGCTGCCTGGGGTTCCCGACTCGTCCTGGGCCGATACCTAGCAGCATCCTGCGCTCCTTCAGCTTCACCCGGCTAGCGGTGGCGGCGTCTGCTCCGGCTCCTGGATCGCCGCCGCCTAGATGGGCTGAGCAGATGCCGTACGTGCGGACTCGCGGTGCTCGACAGCGGCCGCGCTCGGGCATGACGACTCGACACTTGCCGTCGTCTTCGCCTGTGTACCGCTCGGAGCCTGGAGGGATGCGGTTGACGTCCGGGACGCTCAGGCCTTCCCAGTCGACGTGTGTTTGCGCTGCTAGCCAGGGCAGCGTGCCCTTCTTCGGCTCCTCGATGATCGCGATCTCGGCCGTTTGTAAAGTCTCGTCAGGTTGACCCATCTGCGTCATTGCCACTCCTGTCATCGGTGCTTACAGTGGTGAGCGTCACCCCGGATGAACGCCGCAAGTGAAGGCGCTCTCGTCGGGACAGGGCTACGGCAGACCCGGTCAGTGCGACCGTGGGAGCCGCCTCAGGAAGCCCGCCGACACCCGCCAGCCTCCTCCGCAGCTTGGAGTCGATGAGAGCCTCCCCATGGTCACACCTTCACGGGTCACTGGCGTAGGGGATAGAGATCCTCCTCCTACAGGCGCTGGAAGCACGGCGCTGCGAGCTTGACCCTGATGACCGCGGACACGCGGGACGCCTTGTGCGTCGACTGGGGCTCGCAGCATCAACCGCCAGCGTCACCGGTCGAAAGGGGGCGGGGAAGTCCGAGTTGTTGCCGGACGAGCATCTCCCCAGCCTTGGTCAACTACCGGAGGTCAATCATGTATCAGGTACACGTCCGCGGCTCTGAGCCGCACCCGCTCGTCCGCTCGCAGCGTGAAGCGACGAACCTGGCGAAGGCGCTCGCCCGCAGAGGCGACACCGTCACCGTGCATCGCATCGTCCGCGACGGCGCACTGTTCGTCGCGTCCTACGCACCGAAGTCCTAGACGCCCGCTGGGAGCGCATCCCAGCCTTGGTCAACCAACAGGAGGCTTCACATGTTCGAACCGACCACAGACCGCAACGTCCGCCTTAGCGTGGGCGAGCTACAGGCGATCCGCTGGGCGCTGCGCGACGAGATCACGAAGCGCCGCCGCAGCATCGCGAAGGCCGAAGCGAACCGCGCCGCCGGTGGGCGCGTCATGCACAACGTGCTGGACGAGCACCACACCGTGCTTCGAGACGCGCTCCAGGCTCGCACGATTGTCGAGGTCGCGCTGTCGCAGATCGACCTCAAGAACACCCGCTAGCAGAGGGCCGCGTGAGCGGCACCTCGGTCAACCAACAGGAGGTTCACATGAAGTTCAACGACTTCGACCTGGCAACGCACCGCAAGAACCAGGCCGAGGAGGCGCTCGACGCCTTCTACCTCGCCCACGGCTACGACCGTGGCGCGTACAGCCTCAACGAGCAGGCTGAGGAGCGCCGCCTGGAGCGCCTCGCGCTCGACGCGCACGGCTCCTGGGCCGAACTGAAGTACGGAACGCAGTAGAGGGGCGCTCACGCGCCACCTCGGTCAACCAACCCAAGGGAGGAACCATGCAGGATGTCGGCACCATCGCGACCGTCGCGAAGCTCAAGCAGATCGCGAACGACGCACAGGACAAGGCGGCTGAATTCAAAAACGCAGGCCGCGACATCGACGCAGCGCACTACGCGGGCATGCGTGACGGCCTGCTCCGCGCCGTCACCGTGGTTGAGGGGCGCGGCTAGATGTTCAGCGTCGAAGATCACGGCAGCATCGTCCTGATTCGCCCGCTCACTCCAGCTGTTGAGGAATGGCTGGACGAGCGTGTCGGCGGCGAGGACGTGCAGTACTGGGGTGACGCAGTCGTCGTTGAGCCGCGCTACGTGCGGCCGATTGTCGAGGCGCTGATCGCAGAGGGGTTCGCCGCGCAGTAGCGCGGCACCTCGGTCAACCAACTAGGAGGACATCATGTGCAAGTGCGACGAATGCACCGGCGGCGCGCTCGACTACGCCGACGGATTTCGCAGGCTCTGCGACGAGTACGGCATCGAGCCTGAGAACGACGACACGACGATGAACGAGGACGCAGGCCTGTACCTCGATCCTGAGGACAGCGACTACGTGCTCGACCAGTTCGTGCTCGTCTCGCACGCTGGCGAGTACGCCTACCTGAAGTGCTTCGCCACGCTCGACCTCGCGAAGCGCGAGGCGTTCTATAACGTCGATGACGACATCTACGCCGAGGCTCCGAGCCTCATCGTCGACCTCGACACGGGCGAGCGCTGGAAGCCCGACTACGCGCAGTGCCCCTGGAAGCTCGCGTCATGAGCGAGCCGCCACAGACCCTCGTCGCCGTCGAGTCGATGAACGACGGCGAAGTCTCATGGCTCGCAGGCCCGTTCGCTACCGGCGACGAGGCCGAGGCCTGGATGGACACATTCATCAGCACGACCCAGTACGACCGCGACTTCGTCTACCTCGTTTGGCCGACACCGCCCGACGAGGTGATGCGAGCGCACACAGAGTGACCGCTTCGGCGGTCTCTCGGTCAAACCAACTAGGAGGAATCATGAGCAACAGAACGGAGTACAACGAGTTCCTGTGGATCGAGACCGGCGTAACCGGAGCCGCGCAGGAGTCCGACTTCATGAACGGCACACTGCAGAGCACGCTCGGCAGTGGGCTGGACTTCACCGTGCAGACCTTCGTCGGCACGCCCGCAGGAATCGAGACTGAAGAGCAGCTGCGCGATTACCTCGCGACGACGTTGCAGAAGATCGTCGACCTCAATCTCGAGATCGCTTTCGATGTCCAGGTGGGACCCGCCGGTGACGGCGAGTCCGACGACGATGCCTGAGTGACGGCGCGTCGAGGGACGCACCCGCTGCCAGGACTGCGGCGACATCGTCACCGTCAGCTGGAAGCTCTTCGTCACGCCGACGCAGTCGACGCAGTGCTTGTGCGAGACCTGCGTCGAGGAGAAGACGGCCTAGCGCCGTCTCCTCGGTCAACTACCAAGGAGGAACACATGGACCCGAACCTGGACGACGTGTACGTCAATCGCGACGGCACGATTCGCTGGAACGGTGACGCGATCGGAACGGTCGCCAAGGTCGAAGTCAATTCGGGATTCGCGATCGCCGGAATGATGTGGCGAGCGGAGATCGGTGACGCCGCGAAGCCCGAAGAGTGGCCCCCGTACCGCGCCTCGTACGCGAGGACGCGCAAGGCCGCGATCTGGGACGTGCTTGCCGACGTCGAGGCACCGACATGAACTACTACGACCAACCGATCATCGACCCGGCTCTGTTCGACGGCGAGCACGTCGCGAACCCCGTCAGCGCCGGACTGCCGCCGGTCTGCTCATGCGGCTGGACACCGCACGGCGAGTACACGCTTGCTGATCACCTACGCGAGATGAAGGAGGCGACATGACCGAGAAGCTCGACATCGTCGGCATGGCCGAGATCGCGCAGATGCTCGGCATGCCGCGCAACACCGTTAACCAGTGGCGCTTTCGCGGGCTGCTGCCTGCGCCGGCCACCGAGCTTGCGACCGGCCCTGTCTGGTACCGGCGCGTCATTGAGGAATGGGCGGCGAATCGCGCTGCGAAATCGCCCGCCTGATTCCGGGGAGGATCTCTGTCCCTTTTCCCGTTTCAGGGGTCGCTTCGCCACCCAGATAGACGCCTCACGTCGCCCTCACGGGGACCCCGGCTGCCCGAGAGTCTAGCGCCTTGAGTTGCCGCCGCACCGCCTTTTTGGTCATCCCCAGCTTCCTCGCGATCTCGCCTGCCTGCAGGCCGAGCGCGGCGAGCGTAGCGACCGTCTCGACCCGCTTCTGCGGCTCCCTCAGCCAGCGCGGGACGCGGACGACGCGCATGCGCAGGGCGAGGCTGACGACGCCGAGCTCGACCTCCAGGAGCGCCCACGGGGTCACCTCGCGGGGCTGCTGCTCGACCAGGATCACCTGGACGAGATGGTGCCGGGATGGGACGGTCAGGCGCAGCCATTCGAGGTGGCGGCGAAGCTCGACGTAGGATCCCTGCCTGTCCTGCGCTCGGCGTTGCCGCTCCCATGCGTAGGACTCGTCCTCGAGCGGCTCGGCGGCTCGAGGACGGCGTCCAAGCTCCTGCGGTAGCTGCACCGCCTCATCGAGCGGGAGGCGCATGTAGGCGTCCCAGGCGGGGTCGCCGTGCTCGCGCCGCTTCTCGCCCGTGCCGCCGCAGACGAGGCAGAGCACGTAACCCCCACGCGCTCGTACGCGGCCCGTGGAACGGCAGGTCTCGCAGGGCAGATATCGCGAGAGGGCTGGCCCAGAATCTGGACGCAGAGCGCCTCTCAGTGACGGATACGGCTCGTTGAGGCTCCCGAGCAGGAGCCTGACACCCTCGACGCGCTGCACTAGCTCCACCGCGGCCTCCGAGCGCCGCGGGCTTCCGCCGCGCAGGCTAGCGGCTAGTCCTGTCGATCGCGCTCGCGCCGGCGCTCGAACTCCTGCGCCTCGATCAGCAGGTCATGCACCTTCGACCGCGAAACACCTGCGAACGGCACGATGTCCCGGATCGATTCGCCCGACTTCGCCGCCGCCAAAATCGCGTAAGCGAGGTCGCTGCGAGCCTCTTCCAGCCGCTCCGCGCAGCGCCGTACATGACGGAGGTGCTTCTGCGCCATGCTCAACTTTCGCGCCCCGGACAGGCAATCTGCGCGCCCGTCCGCAGGCTGACACTACTCCCCTTCGCGAGCGCCCGAATCGCGGACGGGCAGCCTGACACTTCCAAATCTTGAGAATCGCCTGGACGGGCAACGCTTGTAACTTCGAATACTGGACAGTCCCTGGCAAGCTCCCTGCAAACGGGTCACGATCTCCAGTTGACTGTTGACGGCCTTCACTGGTCGTGAACGCGAACCGTTCAGGTTCGAGTCAGGAAGCTCGCGATCTGCTGTGCTTCTGACTTGAATGGAGCAGATCGGCTTGCTAGGTTCCGCCGCTGCAGGTCGGGTCGGCGCACGCTTCATCCCCAGACGGGTCAGACCAGGGGGACAGGGATGCGCCAGCACAACCGGGCTTCTGCGTGCGCACGGCGACATAGCGCCGCACCACGCCGTGCGAGCCCACCGACCGGCCGGCTCTGGACTGCGGTGCGCTCCTCGAACGGCGGGGAGCGCAAGAGTCGTGGTCCGCCCAGAGTGACGAGAGCACTCAACTTCAACTTGAGGGTGCGCACTCCCGGTCACTCTTTACGCACTTCAATTCTATTCACTGCATTCTTGGCTCTTTTCACTCCGATATTGATCCACACAGTCCGCGAGAGTTTGATAGCGATTAGGAGGTGCAGATATGCCGCGGGAACACGCAAGTAGCGCCGCCGAACGATTCGTGCAAGAGAGACTGCGCTGCTGCTATTCGGTCCGCGAGGCCGCTCGCCTTTCCACCATCGCAGCTTCGACCATTCACGCCTACGAGAAGGGCAAGGTCGAGCCGCAGGCAGGACATCAGGTGCGCATGCTCGCCTCGCTCTACCGGGTCAGCCCGCTCTACCTGCTCACCGGAGAGGACATCTAGTGGGGAGGCCTACGCATGGCGCTGATCGAGGCGCACATCACCAAGGTGGAGAAGGAGATCGACTCCGAATGGGGGACGGTCTACACCGACCACGACACGATCAAGAAGCTAACCACGAAGCGCCCGGATCTGCTCTCCGAGGCCGCGCAGCTGAAGGTGTCGGGAGCACTTGCCGGCATTGACTACGCCGAGAAGATCACCACGAAGCAGTACCCCGAGGGGCCGCGCACCTTCCACGACTACTACTTCAACGGGGCCGGTGCGCTCGGCAACGGCGCGAGCACCGCCGACGACGGCATCGACGTGGTCAAGCCGACGCAGCAGGGCTCCTCCTACCGCGAGGATCCCGAGAAGGACTGGCGCATCTGCTTGCAGACGGGCGCGAAGCTCGCACTCGAGTCGATGCCGCACATGAAGGAGGACCAGCGCAGCTTCGAGCACCAGAAGGCGGTCGCTCGCGCCTGGGCCGAGTTCTTCATCTTCACGCCGCGCCCGGAACGCTGGAGCAGCGTGCCGCCGATCCCGCGGGGCGCGTACGACGAACCCGAGGGCATCGAGCAGCCGCCGCCCCCTGACGACCCGTTCCCGTTCTGAGCGGTGAGCGTGCCCGCAAAAAAGATCCCGGCCGACGAGCCGACGCTCACCGCACAGCAGCTACTCGACGAGATCGAGAGCAGGGGCGGTCACATCTTCCGCATGCGCGAGCTCTACGTCTTCGTGATCACCGACGACGGCGAGCTCGCAGACTGGCTGCTCAAGCTCGGCGGCACGCCCTTCCTGCCGCGCCACATGGCTTTCGACGGCAGCTTGCCGCTCGGCGGCTACCGCGACTCGGTGGGCGGGCCGGTCAAGTGGGACATCTACGTGCACCACATCCCCGTGCTCGGGGAGGAGACGACCTGGGAAGCGGCCGGTCGACGTAAAGCGATGCTCTTCGAGGTGAAGTGATGCTCGACATCTCGCAGTACACGCACAAGCCGAGCGCGGTCGCGGAGACGATCGACACCTCGCTGCGCATGGCCGCTGCCGGCATCGAAGCGCCGCCGAGCTTCAACCTGCCGATCGAGCACTGGTCGCCGTCGTCGTTCGCGATGCTGCGCCGCTGCCCGTACCAGTGGCAGCAGCGGTACATCCACGGGCGCAGGGAGCGACCGGCGGAAGCGCCAGTGATGGGCACCGCCGTGCATGCCGCGCTCGAGCGCAACTTCGCCCAGAAGATTCAGACGCGCCTCGACCTCGAGCTCAAGGACTTGCTCGAGTGGTACCTCGACGAGGGCTTCTCGCGCACCGTCTACGAGGAGCAGGAAAAGGCGAACGAGGAGATCCTCTGGGACACCGGTCCGGAGACGACGCGCCAGCGCGGCAAGTTCATCGTCGCCGCCTACCACGACAATGTCGCGCCGCGCATCCAGCCGCTGCGCACCGAGGGGATCTTCCGCGTCGACTTCGGGCTCGAGATCCCGGTCGTCGGACGCTTCGACCTCGAGACCGCGCCGACGACGATCGACTTCAAGACGGGCAAGCAGTCGACGCGCAAGCCGAAGGAGGACTGGCGCATCCAGGCCGCGGTCTACACCGAGGCGACAGGCAAGCCGGTCGAGTTCCATTCGCTCGCGGCGTCCGCGAAGACGAACGCGGTCACGATCGTGACGCCGCTGGAGTCGGAGCCGATGAAGGTCGCACCGACCGTGCTGGAGCGCGAGGAGATGCGCCGGACGATGAAGCTGATCTCCGCGGAGGCCTGCATGTACATGGGGCTCCTCGGCCCTGACGAGCCCTGGCCGACGCACGGGCGCTTCCACACCTGGGCCTGTGACTACTGCGGCTTCCGCGCCGGCTGTCCCGCCTGGAGGGCGTCGTGAAGGGCCAGACCGACATCTTCGATATGACCTTCGACCTCGAGCTCGGGCAGCAGCTGCGTGAGCAGGGAATGCAGCGATCGCTCGAGTCGATGGCGGCGATGCCCTGGAGCGAGCGCGCCGACGCATGGCTCGCGGCGCAGCCTCGCGGCTCGGAGTTCCACGCCGACGACCTGACGCAGGCGATCGGCTTGCCGGCGTCGGGCGCGAACAAGAACAACGGGATCGGCGGCTGGTTCGGCGCGAAGTCGAAGACCGGTCAGATCAGACCAACGGGTCGCAGCCGCAAAAGCGTTCGCGCCTCGCGTCACGCGACCAGTCCTACACCGATTTGGAGAGTGGTATGAGCGACGAGATCGAGATCACCGAAGAGGGCGAGGAAATCATCCTCTCCGAGAGCACCGGCAGCGACGAGGACGGCAACCGCACGATCCGCGTCTACGACCGAGCGCGTGGCGACTTCACGCTCGAGATCCCGAAGCGGTCGACGGTCACGTTCGGCTACTTCAACCCGGCCGCGCCGAGGTTCAGCCCTTCGGACGGCGGCTTCCGTAGTCGCCCCTCGGATGTGGCGGCTGCGACGGCGCTGCGCATCTACGAGCGCGGGCCGAAGAGCTCACAGCTGGCCTGCTTCCTCGACGTCAGCGGTTTCCGTGATCTCTCGCTGAAGCTCGTCCGGTTGCGCCAGCGCGTCGTGATCGAGTCGAACTTCGAGGACGATGGCGACGGCGGCATCGAGTCGGCGTTCAAGCAGCAGAAGCAGCTGAACCCGGTGCTCGAAGACGAGGAGATCCCCTTCTAGTGCGCGAGGCGCTCGTCTTCATCGTCGGCGTCGGCGTCGGGCTCGTCTTCGGAATGGTGATCCAGTGGATCGCTGCCCTGCCTCGCGAGTACCGACGATGACCGACCGAGCCGCGCTCGCACGCCCTGCCGCGATCGTCACCTCAGCGACCGTCGACGTGCATGTCCTGCGGATCGGCGCAAAGCAGATGACGCTCGCCGTCTTCCGCCAACTACATCGCGACGATGCCCTCGACGGCCCTATGTGGGGAACAGTCAACTACTGCCACCGACTATTCGACTGGCCCTGTGACCCGAAGCACCCCGAGGGACACCAGCACATCGTCTGGCAGGACGGGAGCGAACTACGTCACGGGATGCGCCGAACGATCATCGGAATCGGAAGCGAGCATGCGACTCTCTGTTTCAACGTCGCCACTCGCCACTGGGTGGGACGCTCCTTCGATCAGCAGGAGATCGTCGACCACGCCGCCACGTTTAACACCTCGCAGCTGCGCACGCTCGTTCGCAAGCTCGACGACCGCCACAAGTACAACCACCACACCTGGCTCGACACCTTCATGACAACAGAGGGTGGAACCTGGCGACAAGAGTACCCCGAGCTCGAGCGGCGAGAACGACCATTCGAATCCCTTCCCCAACTCTTCATCGCCGTATGACGCTGCCACTCCCCGAGATCAGCAGGCCACACCGCTTCGAACCGCCCGACGCACGCAAGGTGCTGCGCCGAGCGCACTCCTTCGCCGCCAAGCACAACGCGCCGAAGCTAGCCGAAGATCTGATGGAACTCCTGAGCGACGTACGCACGGCGACGACCGAGGTCGAACGCCAGGTCTCCACGCTACGCGAGACGTACTACCAGCGGATGCGCGAGCTCGACGAACGGATGCGCGAGCTCGAGTTCGAGTACGACGCACGCAGAGTCAGCGCCGACCAGGCGCTCGAGGACGCGCTCAACGAATGCATCGCGACAACGCAGTGTTACGTCCAGCTTGGTCGCGGCTGGCATCTCGAAGGCATGCCCGACTACGAGTACAAGCCGTACCGTCCGCCCCGCTCGAGGTTCGCGACGTGACGCTACCGCTCGTCGACAGCTGGAACCTGCGCGGGATCAAGGGACAGCCGTACAAGGTTGGGCCGAAGTGCGCGAACCCGACCTGCGAACACTGGGCCGACCACGCCCACCACATGGTCCGCCGCTCGCAGCTGAAAGGCGACTTCAACTGGTTCGACCTCGAGGGACGGGTCTACGCGAACCTCTGCGGCCTATGTCATTCCTGCCACGACGACGTCACCGGTGTAGGCGGCGGGCACAAGGCCGCGATCCGCCTGATCGACGGCGTCTACTGGTGGAGCTCGCTCGAACAGAAGCCGAACGGCCAGATCGTCTACATGCCGTTCGCTCCGCTCGAGCCTCAGCCTCCGAGTCCCGACGTAGCGCAGCGGGCTTCCAACCATGCGACGGATTCGGAGCACTGCCCGTTCTGCGGGCAGACACAGCGGCGACGGACGACGGCTACCCCCGTTTCGGCGGGGGGCCGTCGCCGCAAAACCTGGACGATCAAGGTCCCCGACGACACCGAAGACGGCGCGGCCGTGCTCGACGCGCTCGTCGAGGATGCGGCTCTGCTGATGGGGATCGAGCCGGACGCGAACGGCCGCTACTACGTGATCGTGCCGGCGCTCGTCTACGCCGCGCAGAACTGGTCCGAATTCACCCGCTCGCTCGAGGGCGTCGGCGGATGAGAAAGAAGCGAGCATCTCGGGTGAGGAAGATCCCGACGTGGAACAACGACACGCGGAACGCGGCCGGAATCATCGTGACGCTGCGCCGGCAAGACACACTCGAGCTCCACTCGCTGCATATCCCCGGCTTGCGCGGCGAAGCACTCCAGATCGTGGCGGAGATGATCGACCGCAGCGGCGTCGACTGGCGCGTCCTCTCCTACTCGACGCCCGACACGATCGCCGGTGACCTCGCGAAGAAACGGATCCAGCAGCCGAAGGACGGCAGCACGCGGAGGATGCCGACCTACCTCTCCTCGATCGAGGCGAACATGCTCGGGCGGATCAAACGCCTCGACCTACTCGACCCCGCGCTCGACCTCGGCCAGCACCGCGGACAGCAGGGGCGGAAACCGTGACGCCGCTCGTCATTGATGTACCGGGCGTCCCGCAGCAGCAGGGCTCGAAGACGAAGTGGGGCAGCGAAGAGAACCCGCACTTGCGCAGCTGGCGACAGCACATCGCAGACAAGGGACACGACCTGATGCGCAGCGACCCGCCGCTGCAGGGCCCCGTCGAGGTCGAGGCCGGCTTCACCTTCCCGCGCCCGAAAGCGCACTACCGCAGCGGCAGCCTCTCGAGCCTGCTACGCGACGACGCGCCCGCCTACCACTCGAGCGCGCCCGACCTCGACAAGCTGCTACGCGCCGTCGGGGACGCGCTAACCGGCGTCGTCATCCTCGACGACCGACAGATCGTCTGCTGGTTGGCAATGAAGAAGTACGGCAACACGGCCGGTGCACGCATCGTCGTGCGACGACTCGCACGCAGCCTGTTCGAGCACGAAACGACGACGCTCGTCTCGAGGATGCCGTGACAGAGCTCGAGCAGCGGCTACGCCACCGGATCGACCAGCTGCTCGACGAGCGCAGCGCGCTCGACCGCCTGCTCGACGCGAAAATCGACGAGCTCCACAAGGCGCAGCGCGCTATTGAATATTTAAAAAGAGAGACGCCGACGCGCCGGCGCGAAGAGCGGCTGCGCAAGACGATCCTCAAGCTGCGGGCGCGAGGAACCTACTGGCGCGAATGCGCGTACCGCTTCAAGCGGCAGCGCGACATGTGGGAAACCCGCGCACGGCTCACGCACGAAGAGCGTCTCGCACGACAACGGAGGCCGACATGACCGGCTTGCTCGTCCTCGAGGAACGACGGCCACGCGGAGACGTCGGCCCGTGCTGCAACATCGAATGTCGCGAGCGCGCCACCACGATCCTGACACTCGACGTGCACGGCCTGGTTGTCACCGCCTGGGTCTGCGACAAGCACAGGACGTTCGCATGAAGGGCGATCCCCTCGAGCACGAAGTCGTCGAGCTCCTCGAGCGCGTCAACGGCGACATCACGAACCTGATCCTCGAGTACGGCGTCCCCGTGCCCAGGATCGAAGCCTGGGTCGACGACGCGATCGAAACAGCCGAGGTGCTCTCTCTCAAAGAGACGGGCCCCGAAAGGCCCGCCCGCACCCTCCCCGCGACGAAACGAGAGAGAGGCGATGCCTAAACGGTAGCGCATCCACAAGGGAGCATCGCCGGTCCCGTTGGATGGTGACCAAGCGAAGTACGTCCCGGCCTATACCGGACGAGCCAATCGGGCCGTGCCGGGACCTCGACCGACAGTGGACGAGAGCCATCGCACCACGCGCCGAGGGAACCTTCGCCGTGATTCCGGGCATCGAATGGGATTCCGAGCTTGCCCCGTTATACGCGCCGTGTGCACGCCGGCCTTGCACTGCTATCCGGGTATCGGTCTAGGAGACTGCGATGAAACGCGAGGACTACAAGGTGACGAAGCTGCCTGACGACTGGCGACTCTCACCGAAGGCGACCCGTGAGCGCACGCTCTTCTCGGCGCTCTCGCCGGTAGATCAGAAGACACAAGCGAAGATCGCCGCGAAGCGAGCTCGAGCGAAGCTCTGGAAGTCGCGGCAGAAGAGGAAGAAGCACTGACCGATCTGCAGGAGTCTCTTGTCGGCGCGCTCGAGCCGCTGCTGCGCCGCCTCGTCCGCGAAGAGGTCGAGCGGGCGAAGCTGCAGTGGCGCTGGCGCAGCGTAAGACAAGCGGCCGAGATCCTCGACTTGTCAGAGAAGGCCATTCGAACGCGCTGCGAGCGGGGGCAGCTGCCCTGCCGCAAGCTTGACGGCCGGCTCTACGTCGACATGTTCGAGCTCGATCGACTTCTCCTGGAGGAGTAACCGGATGGCTCGATCACGGTTCTCGCAGCGTTAAGTTCACACTTGCTACGATGAGGCATCCGGTTAAACAAGACCCCCAAGCCGCGGACGGCGAGGGGGCCGAGACAAAGGAGACGAGACCTCCCATGTCCACCGCTAAACGTACCCGCGATCGCGAGAAAATCGCACCAGGCT